CAGCTACCGAAAAGGTTATTGAAGGTGTCATAGAAGTACGCGATGGCGTTGCTTATCAGACTTACACGATGGTAGCTAAGTCGGCAGAGAAGATTGCATCAGAACTGGCTAACAAGAAAGCTAATGTACGAATCCAGCGTAATGACAAGCTGTCTAGAACAGATTGGGCGGTTCTTCCTGATAGCCCACTGTCAACTGATGACAAGACTGTCTACGAGAACTACCGTGCAGCTCTACGCGATGTACCTGCACAGGCTGGCTTCCCAGATAACGCACTGCCTGAAAGCCCTGACGAGTCACCATACGCCTCTTGGACATACGACAGCACTAACTTTGTCTGGAACGCCCCACTGCCTAAACCAGAAGGTGAAGCGTCTTGGGATGAAGAGGCTTACCAAGCAGACAATACAACTGGCTGGATAACCATAGGCGCATAGCATGATAGGTGAAATAACTCTTGCTCTAGGTGTGGCTGATAAAGCATATAAAACTATCAAGACCGCTATTGAGCGAGGGAAAGACCTTAATGATATGAGCGCGACCCTGGGTAAGTTTTTTACAGCCCAGGAGCAGATATCAGAAGCTAATGTTGCGAGTCGGGAAAGATCAAAAACAGCCAGGCTTATCGCAGGTAAATCTATTGAAGAGCAGGCCCTGGAAATTGCAATGGCCAAAAAAAAGATGGAGACCTACGAGAAAGAGCTAAAGATGCTTCTTATATACACCAATAATGGGGACGTATATAGGGAGATGCTAAAACAAAGACGTATACTAAAAACCAGGAAGCTTGAGCAGGCTAGGATTGATGCAAGGCGAAAAGCAGATGTTCAAGATATCGTTATGATAGCATTAGGTCTTGGGGTGTCTGTCGCAATGGTTTTTGTAATGATAGGATTTATTGCTCAGGTTAGTGCAAATCCAGAGTTGTATATTTAATTATGGCTAAAGACTCAAAATTAGAAAAAGCAGGTGTTAGTGGTTATAACAAGCCCAAAAGAACTCCAAAGCATCCAACCAAGTCGCACGTTGTTGTAGCGAAAGAGGGGGATAAAGTTAAAACGATTCGTTTTGGGCAGCAGGGAGTTAAGGGAGCAGGTAGTAGCCCTAAAACAGAAAAGGAAAAGGCTAGACGCAAATCGTTTAAGGCTAGGCACGCTAAGAATATATCTAAAGGCAAGATGAGCGCGGCATATTGGGCCGACAAGGTAAAATGGTAAAACTATGGCATTAGTACCATTAGAAATACCCCCAGGTATATATAGAAATGGCACGGACCTACAGCAGTCAAGTAGGTGGCGCGATTCGAACCTGGTTCGGTGGGTAGACAACACTATGCAGCCGGTAGGTGGATGGAAGAGAAGATCTGTTATTGCCGCTGATAACAAAATCCGTGGACTGCTTACCTGGACAACGAATTCAGATGTGCGGTTTGTGGCTGCAGGAACTTATGCAAACCTCTACGCTTATAACGCTGCAGGGACACGGTACGATATAACCCCTGCTGGGTTTACTGCTGGCAGAGAGGACGCAAATGCCTACACGGGTTATGGTTCTGGCGCCTATGGGTATGATGAGTATGGTGTTGGCAGGCAAGATATAACAACTATAGACCCTGCCACTACCTGGTCCTTAGACACCTGGGGAGAGTACCTGGTTGCGTGTTCATCAGACGATGGAAAGATCTATGAGTGGGAAATTGACACAGCCTACACTGCTAATATTGTGAGCAACGCACCAACTGGTAATGTTGGCATAGTTGTAACAGATGAAAGGTTTATTTTTGCACTAGGGGCATCTGGTGACCCCAGGAAGGTCCAGTGGTGTGATAGAGAAAACAATACGGATTGGACTCCTTCAGCAACTAATGAAGCTGGTGACATATTGCTACAGACAGCCGGCAACATAATGTGCGGTATTAAAGTAAAAGGCCAGACTCTAATACTGACAGATATAGATGCTCATTCTGCTACTTACCAGGGACCACCGTATGTGTATGGTTTTGAGCGAGTTGGGACATCTTGTGGCATAGCATCTAAAAAAGCTGTAGCCAACACAGATTTTGGCGCACTATGGATGGGCAAGAAGGCATTCTTCACCTATTCCGGTGGTGCTGTTTCCAGGATACAGTCAGACGTATCAGATTATGTTTTTTCGGATATTAATGAATCCCAAATAAGTAAGGCTTTTGCTGTAACCAATTCTAGGTATTCAGAGGTCTGGTGGTTCTATCCATCGCAAGATGCTACAGAGTGTAATAGGTACGTCTCTTTTAACTATTTAGAAAACACCTGGTCCATAGGGCAGCTAGACAGGACCGCCGGTGTAGACCAGGGCGCATTCAGATACCCGTTATATGCTGCAGCATCTGATAACCATTTTTACGATCATGAGAAGGGCTTTGTTTATGACAATTTAACGCCATTTGCAGAGTCGGGTCCAATTAGTATTGGGGATGGTGAGCAGGTAGCAAGTATTACTGAAATGATTCCTGATGAAAAAACCCAGGGTGATGTTAATGTGACATTTAAGACCAGGTTTTATCCAAACGACACAGAAACATCTCATGGGCCTTTTTCTATGTCGAACCCAACAAGCATGAGATTTACAGGTAGGCAGGTCAGAATGCGGGTGGAGGGTCAAAGACTCGCTGATTGGCGTGTTGGTGTTAATAGGGTAGAAATAGTGGCCGGAGGTAGGCGTTGAGCGAATACATCCCACAGCCAGGCGGAAACACCTGGCAGACATGGGCTAATAGCCTTAACAAGTACCTGGCGCAAATAAGGTCAAAGCTAAGGCAAAAGACAGTAGATGAGTCAGCGTCTGATGACGGTCTTATATTATGGGACAGGGACAAGAAGTACCCAGTAGTATCCAGGGATGGGGAATATGTACAAATTATCCTGGAAGATGGACATGCTGATTTAGGCATATCTGCAGACGTCACCGCAGCCCTAGTAAATACTGCATACCCATTAACATTTGACACTCCTACAAATGCCAAGGGAATATCATTAGGGACACCAGCCAGTAGAATAGTGTTTTCAGAGGCGGGAGAGTACCTTTTGAGCTTTACAGCACAGATTGCATCTTCATCATCTAGCACTGTTAATTTTTGGTTCTGGCCACGCAAGAACGGTGTAGATGTTACTGGAAGCACCATAAAATCAGCTTTACACCAAAATAACGCTACCACCGTGGTATCTAGGGCCGCCTTGTTTACTGTGGAAGAAAATGACTATGTAGAGGCTATGTGGGCTGTAGATTCTACAAGCGGATACTTAAACAACGCCCTTTCCACTGCATTTGCCCCATCCACGCCAGCGGTGACTTTATCTATAACAAGAATACATGGTTGATAATCTAGTTAAATGCAAAGAATGGATTGAGGCTGCCCTGGCATATAGTGGCGGCACACACAACATAGATGATGTTTTCCATGCTATACTCGAAGGGCGCATGCAACTATGGCCTACAGAAAAGGGCTGTTTAGTTACTGAAATATTGGTGTACCCTAGAAAAAAGGTGTTACACATATTTCTTGCAGGCGGTGAATTAGACCAGCTGACTGATATGCACGATGATGTCATTAAGTGGGCAAAGCAGCAGGACTGTTCCGCCTTAACGCTGTCAGGAAGGCGGGGATGGTCCAAGGCATTAGAGAAGTTTGGCTGGAAGCTACAGCTAGTTAATTTATCAAAAGAGATCTGATATGAGCGGTGGAAAAGGCGGTAGCCAGACGACACAAGTAGAAATCCCACAATGGCTGTCAAACGCAGCACAGGCCAACCTGGCTCAGGGTAGGGATGTATCTAAGATTGGATACACACCTTATTATGGTCCAGATGTTGCAGCATTAACCCCCACCCAGCAGGCTGCCAGGTCAAATATAGGCCAGTTTGCTCAAGCTTTCGGTATGCAAGGCCTGCAAGAATCAGCACTACCACAGCCTACGCAGTACGCTGGAGGTATATCAGGATATTCATCTGGAGGTCTTTACGATCAGGCTGTACAAGAATTGGCTGCCAGAAGGCCTGGCCAGTATAGCAAGATGATGGAAAATTTCGTGGATCCATACACCGGCGGCGCTCCACAGGATAGATATTCAAGCTACCTATCTCAGCCAGTGATGCCATCATCAACAAATACGCCTGGCGTAGAAAGTTATGCAAGCACATATAGTCCGCAGGCTCCAGCCCAAAGCAATATTGTTTTGGATGGCAGGGTATACAATTTATCTGATCCAGCTCAACTTGCTCAATATCAAACAGATTACAACGCATCAGTAACGCAGCAACAACAACCACAGCAACCACAGCAACCACAACAACCGCAGCAGCAGCAAGTAACAGCTGAGGCGGCTGTAGCATCCTTAAGAAGTGCGCCAGATTGGAAATCTCTATCCGCGCAGCAAAAAATAGAGCGGGTAGTTGATATGGCCAACCAAACTGGTTTAACAGCTGGTGAGCTGGCCGCAATTCTACCCTACGAAGAATCAGTAATTGACAGGTACATATAATGGCAGGCTCTCCAGGTACACCAGTAATACCAGCGCCTATGACAACAGCCGCAGGCGGCATGGGTGCAGCTAACCCCTATTCAGCTAACAGAATTGAGCAAAGGTTTAATAATTACGGCCCAATGGGTGGTGTGGCCGGTGGTATAGCTGAGTCTATGCGTGGTGCAGCCACTGAGATGGGTTATCAGCCAGGTCAGATCGGGGCGCCGATGGCACAAGCAACCGGCTACCAGGCAAGCCAACTGGCCGGCACATCAATGGACCCTTACATGAACCCGTACACCGAACAGGTTATAAGGGGTAATGAGCGCGATATTCTTAGGGGCGCTACTATGGGGTTAAACCAGCTAGGCGCACAGGCACAAGCAGCCAGGGCGTTTGGTGGGTCTAGGCAGGCTGTCACAGAGGCAGAACTAGGCCGTGACGTCTTGCAGCAACTAGCACAGTCATCTGCAGGATTACGCCAGCAAGGCTTCCAGCAAGCACAGAATGTAGCGTTGCAGGATATTGCTGCACAAAACATGGCATCTCAGTTTGGTGCTGGTGCGTACAACCAGGCTTCTATGCAGAACGCTGCTAACATGCTTGCCGCACAACAGGCCAACCAGCAGGCAGGATTGGCAGGATCTCAGCAAAGGTTATCTGCTGCTAGTCAGCTAGGGTCTTTGGGTAATTTAGGCTTCGGTATGGTTCGTGATGTCAATCAGGATCTGATGCAGCAGGGCATGCTTGAGCAAGCAATACAGCAGGCGCTTATTGATTCGGCTAAGACACAATACGGTGGGTTTGTAGGCGCACCACAGACAGCTCTAAATACGCAGCTGGGTGCATACGCAGGATCTCAGACCGGCGAACAGACACAGACCACCGCTAAACAACCTGGTCTATTTGATTATCTCCAACTTGGAGCATCGTTCGCATAATGAACCCAATGGACGCTATGGTCATGGCGCAGCAGTACCAGGCGCCACAGGGACTCCTACAGCTACCTACTGCAGGATTACTACAGGTTCCTGATATGAGCGCCAGTTACACAGATATGGGCGTGTCTGATGAAGAAATACGAAGAAGATTGGGTTTAGGTCCAACAGATAAAATAACACCGGATATGAGGATTCAAGTAGCTGGTGAGAGACTTAAAGAAATACCTAGCAACATAATGGCGGTCCCTGGAAATATTATGGAAGCTGGTAAAGCTGTTGGCTCAGGATTACTAGATTTATTTAGGTAGGTAGCAAAATGACAGAAGAAGAATATCTACAGATGATGATGGCGCAGGGTGGATCGCAGGGCGGTTTACTTGGTGGCGGATATAGCCCACCATCATTCCCTTCCGTTACTCCAGAGCAGCAAGCTATGGTAAGTCAATCGCCGGTTCGCACCAGAGGACAGGGCATAGTTGGCGCTATTGGTGGGCTTCTTGGTGGGCTTGGCCGCGCCGTTGGTCCTGGACTACAGCAAGCTTCACGCGCAATCTATGGCGATGACGAAATCACTAGGCTTAGAAGGCAGAATGCTTTTGCGGCTATGACGCTGAATCCTAACCAGGCTCTGATTACATCCAATGCTGCGCAGATAAAGGGTCTTCAGGAGCAGGACTTAGCTACAGCTAGCGCTGCTGATATTGCGGAGTATTTAAGGGGTCGAGGCAGGCATGCCGAGGCAGCATTAGTAGAGAGGAATCCTGAGTTAGCATCAACGGTTTTGGCTCCCGAGTTTAGAGCAGGAAACACATACGCACCTCAAATGGATCCGAAAACTGGGGAATACTATGTAACCCGCGTCACGCCAACAGGTGAAGTTGAAATATTAAAGACAGGGCAATTTGGCGAAACACCTGAGACAGAAGGTCAGAGAGAACTGCAAGCTCAGCTTACACTGCAAGACAGGCAAACAGCCATGAGCCGCGGCGTAGAAGCGATGGGCGCTGCAAATATATTGCAAGGAAATGTCGAAAAATACATACAAGCGTTAAAAGCTTCAGAAAGCGGGGCTCAGAGCGGAGCCATCCGTCAATTTCTTCCTGCGTTAGACGCACAAACAGCTCAACTAAGAAGGCTCGGCAGTTTGCTTGGTATAGATATTATAAATAGCGCGACATTTGGCGCTCTCAGTGCAACAGAGTTAAATCTTGCGCTTTCAACAGGTTTAGACTTGTCTCTGCCACCTGCAGAATTGCAGGAAGATCTGAGAAGGAGACTTGCTGCAAGTCAGAAGCTTTACGATGAATATATAAAGATTGCCGAAACACTTTCATCTGGCGATGTTTTGTATTCCGATTATATCAAGAGTATACCGCACACTCCGCTGGTTCCCCCGCAGGATATGGAAGGCAACTTCCTGGTAAGTCCTGCAATATGGGATCAATTTACAAGGGATGAAAAAGTCGAATTTTTTAATGAAGGGCGTAAATAATGGCTGAAAGACAAGAACAGCTTACGCCGAAGCAGTTAGCCATACTTCAAAAATATGAAGGTGGTCCTGCGCCTGCCACTGACGGTCTGACGGAAGGCCAGCGCCGTATTGTAGATAAATATCAGCCGACCACTGCAAATAGTAATTTGACGAGTATTCAGGACGCAAACTTGTATCAGGGCGGTAATTATCCCCCGCTATCGGGTACGTTAAGGGCTGGCGCACAAGGTCTTACACTCGGCTTTGGCGAAGAAATCGAGGCTATGATTCGCTCTGCAATGCCAGGCGGTCCTGAGTATGAGCAAGCCAGGGATCAGTTAAGGCAAGAGATAAGATCATTTAGACAAGCATATCCTGGAACAGCTATAACAGCAGAAATTGTTGGCGCCATGACCACTAACCTTATACCTGGCGTTGCCGCAGTAAGATCCGGGCAATTAGCAAAAACCACTATGCCAAGGCTCATGGGCGTAGGTGCGACAGAGGGCGGTATATATGGCCTTGGCACCTCAGAAAGGGAAGGTATAGGTCAAACAGCTGTAGATGTTGGGACAGCGACTGCTATTGGTGCTGCGGCTCCACTTGCCATTGTCGGTGGTCCTAGGGCGGCTATAGGTATATTCGAAAAGGTTAGCAATTTCGTATCTGAGAAGTTCGGCACAAGGTATAGCGACACTGTGTCTGCATATCTGAATTCACTCGCGCAGCAAATGGGCAAATCAGTAGATGATATTGTCGCGGACATTGCTGAAGGCAAAATGGTTACCGATAACGAAACAGCAAATGCCGCGGTAATCAGTTTTATTAGGGAAGGCGGTGAAGGCGCTAACATTTTATTGCAATACATTAGGGATAGAGCGAAAAATACAACTGGCGAGGCTGTTTCAACAGTTAGGGCTGCATTGGCGCCAGGACGCTCAGATGATGTTTTGAACTCATATCTTGATGATATTGATAGGCTCCGTGAGAGGGAGTCGCAAGCCTATGACATTGTTTTTAAAAATCCGGACAACCAGCAGGTCACTGGGCAAATATATGACAATGTAGAAACGATATTAAAAAGATTCCCTGAAGTTAGAGATGAACTTGAGAAAATTTATACTGCCAGGAATTTGGTGCCTTTATTTGCCATGGACGAAAATGGCGCAATAAGGTTAGTAAGAGCCCCGTCTGTTGAGGACGCTGATATTGCGTACAGAGTTCTTAGAGATGAAGGAAACAAGTTATACGTTGCTGGCTCTGGAACCAGGGGTGAAGTTTACAAAGAGTATGCTGAAAAACTTAAAAATAATTTGGACAACACATACGAAGACCTGGCGCAAACAAGAGCCAATTATTCACAGCAATTTAAGCAGCAGGATGCATTTGATGCAGGGCTAAAGTCACTAGGCAAGAACTTAGATGTGACTCGTAGAGCTTTGCGTAAATACAATGCAGAAGAGCAGATGGCCTTTAGGGCTGGCGTATTTGCTGCTATACGCGACAAATTGCGCACATCCAAAACCCGCACAATTACTAATTTAGCTAATGAAGATGAAAAGCTTGGCGAGCTGCTTAGACTTATTGCTCCAGAAGAGTCCCTTGATGAGCTTGATAGAACTCTAAATATAGCAGCTGAAGCAAGAAGAACTGCTCAGGCCGCCCCACAAAGAGCAGGAAGTCAAACGGCAGTGTTGCAAAGGCAGAGACAGAGAGAAGCCGCTCTACCTGTAACAGCGCAAGAAATAAGAGCCGCAGTGGCCGGCGATCCAGTGGCGATGATCAATGTTGCCAAAAAGGCAGTAGGCTCAATGTTGGGAGATGTTGAAATTAGTCAGGCAGACAGAACTACTATTGCAAACATATTGGTTAGTGAAGATCCAGAGATGCTTGTTAAGGCAATGGTAAATGAAAACGTCATGGATCAACTTAGGCGCAAAATTGCCAGCATGGCGTCAACAATATCTCCAGGGTTAGCAAATATGAGCATGGTGCCTTCCAGCGTGTCAAGGATTGCTGAGAGGTTGGGTGGCGGTCTGCCAACCGGAGCGGGCCAGCAAGTTATACAGGGTGGTCAGGGTATACTGAGCGGTACCCCTTACGGTGAGAACCAATAGATGAAACTGAAACGAATGACAGAAGACGATATACAGCAGATCGTGGCAGACGCCATTGAAGACGCTGTAGATTTTGTTGAGTCTGAGATATCTGATGAACGTGTCAAGTCGCAGCGGTACTTTGATGGCGAGGTAGACATTGGCTATGAGGAAGGAAGGTCCAAGGTTGTCTCAACAAAAGTAAGGGACATAATCAGGCAGATCAAACCTAGTCTTATGAGGGTATTTTTGTCCACTGAGCGCCCTGTTGAGTACACTCCTAAAGGCCCAGAGGATCTTGCTGGCGCAGAGCAGGCGAACTCATACATGCACTGGAAATTCAGCGAGATGGGTGGATACGAGATTCTCAATGATGCCTTTCATGACGCATTGGTAAAAAAGACCGGCATTGTAAAAGTATATTGGGAAGACTATGAAGTTGGTAAAACATACACCTTTACCAATCTAAATGACGATGAGTTTGCTCTTATAGTTAATGAAGATTCTATTGACGTTATAGAACACTCTGAGTCTATAGAGATGTCTATGGATCAGATGGGCATGGAGATCGAGAATAAGAGCCATGACATCAAGGTAATTAAGCGTGCCACAGGTGGCAAATTATGCGTTGAGTCAGTTCCCCCTGAGGAGTTTTTTGTGGACCGTAACGCCAGGTCTGTTGAAGATGCTTATATTGTTGCACACCGGGCAGAGATGCGCGTTGGTGACCTAGTAGCAATGGGATATGATTTTGACGATGTTATCGACCTGGCTGGAATTACAGAAAACGACACACTAGTAGATGAGGAAGTCTATGCCAGGACCGGGTATAGCCGGGACACGGATGAAGCAGATTCTAAGGACCCTTCCATGAAGATAGTTCTTGTCACAGAGGCTTACATGAAAATGGACGTTGAGGGTTCTGGCGTCCCCATGATGTACAAGTTTGTGACGGCAGGCACTGGTTATAAAATTCTGGATATGGAATCTTGTGACAATGTTCCATTCGCTATTTTTGAGTGCGACCCTGAACCGCATGCGTTCTTTGGTAGGTCTATCGCTGACCTAATCATGAATGACCAGGACGCATCTACAGCTATGCTTAGAGGTGTTTTGGACAACGTAGCACTAACGAACAACCCTGCAATTGATGTGGTAGAAGACCTGGTAAATATGGATGACGTACTCAATAATGAGATAGGCGCTATCCGTAGGATGAAGCAGATAGGTGCTATCCAGGCAAATCCCGTACCGTTTATTGCTGGCACTACACTGCCGGCTTTACAGTACATGGACCAACAGGTACAGGAAAAGACCGGAGTATCCAGGGCGTCAATGGGACTAGATCCTGACGCGCTGCAGAATGCTACCGCTACTGCTGTTGCCACAACTATGCAGGCTGCCGCCGGCCAGGTTGAAGTTATCGCAAGAAACTTTGCCGAGGGTGGTATGAAGCGCATGTTTAAACTGATGCTGGAGGAGATGATTAAGAACTCCACAGACGAGGTTCACATGCGTCTAAATGGGCAGTTCGTACCTATTGACCCCAGGGTCTGGAATACCTCAATGGACGTCCAAATTAATGTGGGCCTTGGCACTGGCAAGGAAGACATGAAGATGGCCGCGTTAAATCAAGCCCTGACTATGCAGATGCAGATATGGCAAAACTACGGTCCT